GAAGAAATGTGTTAGATCAGGAATTCTTGTCATCACTTGATGTATACGCAAGTATCCACCAATGTGAAGTCTCAGTCAGTGAGAAGCAGCAATGCAACCCACACTTACCGGCAGGTACATTAGATATACCGCAGGCATCCATAAGTCCTGGACAGATATCAATCGACGCCCTTAAAGTAGCATGGAGGAAACTCCAGTCACTCAAGAGACTCAAAAGTGATCTGAACAGACTCACGAAAGAACAAGAAAGAATAATCAACCACATCTTCCAACATTTCTTGTAACTGGGACTGTTCTAACCTAAAGGACCGACACGTCGTCGTCCCGTAGATCCCAAATCCTTTATAGGAGGTCAGGAATGCACAGTTTCAATACTATGCAACTACAGGGAACAATATGTCATCGCCTTTCAGTGTTTGGTGTACCAACTTACACTCATAAGCGGTTTTCCGCTTTGATTGTTAAGTGGGTGCAGTGTTCAGGTGTAGAATGGACTGTTAAGAGGTTGAAATCTCTTAAAGTCGATCTCTACAGGACGAGGTCCAATCTTTCTTTACTTTCGCAAGTAAAGAAAGGGCCTGATGGCCTGCCCTACGGGGTTATTGGCTCTCTCTTCAGGTACGCCCTTAAGAGTGAACAGAATTTTCAATCTGTTATTCACACTCTTATGGTGTATTCTGTCTTCAAGAATTACAAACTTAGTGATTCCCAACGACAGAAGTTTGTTTCAGCAGTCTCTGCTGCGACAAATCAAGCATCTGAAGCCTTTTACATTGCCTTTACAAAGCATGTAAAATCCTTGAACAGGAAGGTACTTCATGTTTCGGATCCATATCCGATCTTGAACTACCGTGGTTCTGATAGTAAAAAGAGTCCAATACCTGGTTGCAGAAGTGTAACCCAGCATGGGGCGGGACTTTCGAGCCTCGCTTACTTTGCTGAATCCTCAGCCCATTTTGAGCTTTGGAATCGGTATAACTCAATTTACAGACATGTCACTTCAGGGATTGACATCCCTAAATTGTACAATGTCTGTAGGGGGTTTGCTGACAGAAATGTCTATGGAGGTGAAGTCCACTTCCTACAAGAACCTGGTCTGAAGCTGCGAGCAATCGCTTCTCCTTACCTTGTTCACCAAGTTGCTTTACAGCCCCTTGGAGCAACCCTTTACCATCACATGCGTACTCTCCCTTGGGATTGTACTCATGACCACACAAAACCTGTTTCTGCTCTCCAAACTCATCTTTCCCGCAAGAGAATAGTTCACTCTGTGGACCTTTCTAATGCAACTGATTACTTCCCTTTGGAAGTTCAGGTCAGGATGTTGAAAGTCCTGTTGGGAGATCATCCATCCATCGA